AATGGGCTTGGGCGTGCATTTGGTTTGATGGAAAACCAATACTGCATTGCAGGCACAGGCAGCAGCCAACCGAAAGGTTTGATAACGGGCGGCACTGCGGCGGTGACTGCCACAAGCCAAACGGCGATTACTGCAGCGGAGTTGGTAAGTCTGTATCATGCACTGCCCGAACCCTATACGACTAACCCAAGCGAAGTTGTGTTTATCACGCGCAATGCAACGCTGGGCGCGTTGCGGGCGCTTGCATCGTCAAGCGTGTTTACATTCAATTTGCAGCCGCAGGGCGACCAAGGGGCGCAGCAGTTGTATGGACACAAGGTAGCAGTTAGCGGTTACATGGAAGCACCGACGACTGGCAAGAAGTCTTTGCTGGTTACTAACCTTGCTGCTGGTTACATTCTCATTGAGCGGGCAGGCATGGTAATGAGCCGTAACCCATATTTGCTGCAGGCAACAGGTCAAGTTGCACTGTTTACAACGATGCGGTTTGGCGGAACTACCACGGTTGCCGAAGCAACGCAAATTCTTACACAGGCGTAAGAACATGTTACTTACATTTGGCACTGCCTGCTGCGGAGTTACGGAAGCTGGCGCAATTTGGGCAGCCGCAGACGGTGAAACGCTAGAGGTTGATGCGGTGCTTGGCGCTGAAATGCTGCGCGTTGGTTATGCAGTGTTAGCACAAGCCGCCAAACCCGAAGCGCCGAAAGCAAAGCCAAAGGCAAAGCAGGCAGACTAATGGCATACGCAACTGCTGCGCTCGTGAAAACATATTTGTCTATTACAAGTGTCGCAGATGATACTTTAATTGGCACGTTGATAACACGAGCGCAGGCAGTTATAGATAACTATACGCATAGAACGTTTGAGGTATCTACCAATACTACAAAGTATTTTGACAGCTACAAAAACGTTACCGAAACTACACTATTGTTCAACGAGGGATTGGAGTTGGCAACTGCGCCCACTACAATTACCAACGGCGATACAACGGTTTTGGTTTTGAATACGGATTGCGTTACGTTGCCTGCAAATGCAAGCCCGTTTTATGGAATAGAAATGCTGCGCAGCACGTCTAACTATTGGACACAAACCGCAGCAGGCGATAACCAGCGGGCAATTAGTATTCTAGGGAAGTGGGGTTACAGTTTGACAGCGCCCGATGATATAGTGGCGGCAACCATTCGCCTAACTGCATTTTTTTATCGGCAGCGCGAAAGCAATGCAGATTTAGATAGAGCCGTTAGCGTGGCAGATGGAATGGTTTTACTGCCTAGCAACCTGCCCAATGATGTTATTGGAATGCTAGAGCCGTATAAGCGGTTTGCGGTATGAGTAACATTAGGGCAATTGCAAGCGCACTAGCGGCGCTTACCGTTTCGTATACGGCAGAGGCAGGCGGCACGGTTACGCCAACTGCTTACGATGTGCAGCAACTGCCGCCAACGGTAGCGGCGGCAAACCTGCCAGTAAGGTTGATTGGTACGCAGCGCGGAGATAGCAGCGCGAGTTTCAACGCTATAACCGCAGGCACAGGCAGCACAAGGGTAGACCATTCGATTAGCGAGTTGGCGCTAATTGAATTGGTAGGACTAAGCAGAATGCAGGATGAGTGGTGCGATACAATGCGCTACATGGATGCATTGACGGTTACATTGCAAGCGGCACGGAGTATTTATACAAAGTGCGAGATAACAGGCGCGAGCGCGTCGCGCAGCGTGTTTGAGTATCCAAACGGAAGTGGCGAATACTTTTATGGATGCCAAACGATTGTGAGTATTACGGAATATCAGTAGAGGAAAACATAATGGCAGTATTTAGCGGTAAAGGTTTGGTAGTAAAGTTTGGTTCGGATACCCTTACGCATGTGCGCAGCGCAAGCGCAACGGACAGCATGGATACAATCGAAATCACGGCGGCGGCGGATACTGTAAAAAGTTACATTACCACTACCACAGGTTACGAGGCAAGCGTAGAAATGCTATACGATGATACAACCGATTTGTTCGACACAGAGCTAACGGTTGGCACTAGCGGCGCGTTTATCATAAACCCTGAGGGCGTTGCAAGTGGCGCAATTAAGTTGAGCGGCACGGCGCTTATTACTAGCGTCGAGTTTTCGGTTCCCTATGATGGTTTAGTTACTGCAAGCATTTCGCTGCTTGGCACGACTGCGCTTACTGTAGGCACTAACGCGTAATGCAACTAGCCAACGATAGGTTTGGTTTGCAATGGGAAGTTGTAGAACTAAAGCAACGGCACATTGAAAAATTTTCCGAACTGCATAAAGAGTTTGAGGAAGGTTTACCAATGCCAAAATATCGGGGGCAGGTAGTAAGGGCGGCAATAGAGAGCGGTTGGTTTTCATTTCCAGTTGTAACCGCTGCGGATGTGGCAGAACTAAAAGCCGCAGCGGTTCGCTGGTTGAGTGAACGCATAACAGATATTTATGTAGAGGCAAACGAGATTGACCCAAAAGTTTAGTTGAGGCGTTGCGCTGCGCCCGCGATGGGAGCGCAGCGCCAACGGCACTAAGGTTGGCTTGGCAATCCGAGCGTTGGGGCGCATTACCAGAGGCAGGCGGGTTGCTAGACCAGCCCGCAGGCTTATTAAATAAAATGGCTGCAGTAAGTAATGTTTACAATGCATTTGTTACCATGCAGAGGCACACGGGGCAGCTAGTGCAGCTTGCAAATTCTAATCCACAAGTAATTGCAACGGTTCGCAGAATAGAAAAATTGGAAGCAAAATTATATGGCTGATATAAAGGTGCGCATTGTTGCGGTAGATGAGGCAAGCAAGCCACTAGACGAAACCGCCAAAAAAGCAAAGGGTACTGCCGATGCAATGCGGGGCTTATCCGCTTCGATTGGTTCGGTTGCTGCTGGAATGGGTTTGCAGATGGGGCTAACGGCAATCGTTGGCGCAATGAAAAATGCAATCGTTAGCAGTTTTGAATTAGCCGATGCATTAGAGCAAAGCAAAATTGCATTTACAACCATGCTTGGCAGCGGCGAAGCTGCAGGCAAAATGCTTACAGACCTAAAAGCATTTGCAGATAAAACACCGTTTGAATTCCAAGATATACAAGCAGCCGCTAAACGCCTAATGGCAATGGGAACTGCGGCAGAGGATGTAATCCCAACGTTACGCGCAGTAGGCGATGCAGCCGCAGGGTTAGGCGGCGGCAAGGCAACCATAGATGGCATTACTTTAGCCTTAGGGCAGATGGGGGCTAAGGGCAAAATTACGACACAGGAATTGAACCAGTTGACAGAACGCGGTATCCCTGCTATGCGCTACTTAGCAGAGGCTGCAGGAAAGTCTACGGGTGAAATGGCAAAGCTGGTTGAGAATGGTTTAGTGCCAGCGAACACAGGCGTAAAGGTTTTGTTAGAAAGCATGCAACGAGACTTTGGCGGGCTAATGGCAAAGCAAGCCGACACTGCCAGCGGCAAATTGTCTACGATGAAAGATTCAATGGCAAGCCTAGGCACGGCAGTTGGCAGAAGTTTTATTCCTGCCGTAAAAGAAGGCGCAGATATAATTGCTTATTTCTCGCAAAGCGCTGCCGATGCAATAAATCACACTAACAAACAAGTCGATACGCTTGCTATCTTAGTTGATGCTTATGGAAAAGGATACTTAGCGGCAGACTTATTTGCAGAGGCGGTTAAGTCTACAGTAAACGAAACTGCGACCACAGGTTATAAAGAAACAACTTACCAATTAGAGGACTTAGAAAGAGCGCTAGAGTTAGTTAAGGTTGCAGCGAACAACCAAGCGCGGGAGATGGAGCAATCCGAAACGCGGTTTACCGCATTGTATGAAGCGGTAAACACAAGCACAACTGCGCTGGATATAAACACAACTGCAATTGACGAAAATAAAGATGCAATAAAACTGCATAAAGAAATTTTGGGAGTAGTAAGCGGCGCAAGCGCAGGCTACAAAAAAGCGCACGAGGATAACGCCGAAGCAGCTAAGAACGCCCAAAAGAAAATAGATGACCTAACCAAAGCGCACGGCAAAAACCATGCAGCGTTATTGGCAGGCAAGGGCAGCATTGTAGACAATGCAGATGCAATCGAGCGGGC